TCTTGTCCGCCTTCCTGCGAACACTCAAAGTTGATGAACTTCAGCGAACCCGCGTCCCAACCTTTCCAGTTGTCTGAGTTGACCACCTGTTTACCAGCGTACCCGGCCATATCCTGCAAGACACTAAAACTGGGACCGATCAAAAACGTATCTTCAAAGCGTTTCTCAACGACAATTTCAACGCCGCCGATAGGCACCGTTATCCCTTTCGCGGTGAACATTCCGCCAGCAGTGTCAGACGAATTGTCCAGTTGCAGGTTTAACAACCTCGAAACATCGTATCGTTCCCATTTCCACATCGGTTCGTTAAATTCGACTACGTCTATTAGCTCTTTGCTGAACGTCATGAGCTTCGATTCGCCAGCAGAACTGCGGATCGATAATCGGAAAGTTGCTTTAGATCCCGTACTGCCGTCTTGCGGAGTCATCGGTTTCTGTTTCGCCTTTTGAGGCGGAACATACTCAACCACTGCATCCCATATTTGCTCGGTGACGCTGGGATTGTCAGTATCCGCAATTCGAGATCTCACCGTGATCTTGTTTTGCAGCATGCCGTTAAACGTAGAAGGTGCGTTGTTGGAGAGCCAATCCACAACCTCCGTACGAGTGTCGGTATTGTTGTCACTGTGAACGAAGTAGTTCAGCACTGCTGAATCGTCGGGGCCGCGAGCGGTCGTCAGTTCACCTTCGTCCCATTTGATATGTCCTTGAAGAGCCATTACTGCATCACCAATTCTGTGGGTGGTCGGCTTGTTAGAATCGTGTTCGTTCTCTTTTGCTCAGATAACTGTTCTTGAGCGATTTGGTTGCCTCGCTCTTGCGCACTTATCTGCGGGCGAAACAGTCCCGTATTGAGTGCAAAGCTCGCACCAAAACCGCCGACGGAGTCTGCCGCTCCAGGGAACCGGCCGCCGCCGCTGCCACTGCCGCCGCTGCCGCCGGGGCCGCCGCCCTCGTCGGGAGTCTGCGTACCGAGGTTCATCAACGCTTCTAGTTGGCCTAATCGCCGCTCCAAGAAAGCAATTTCTCCCGGTTGACCGGTCTGAAGTGCATCAAACAATCCCCCGGCTGCCCCTTCCCCGAGTCCTCGCATCAACCCTACCCAAGCTCCGATGGGGCCGCCTTGCGTAAGACCTTTCAGCACTTCGTTTTGGACTCGGGCGGCAAGTTTCATCGCGCCCATCATGCCTTCGAACAGGGCTTTTTTGATGATGGTTTTAATACTGTCGCCCAATTTGATAAACGCGATTCTGCCAGCAATAGTGATCGCTTCAAAAGTGCGATCCCAATCGCCTTTACTGCCAAAATAAACCGCCAGCGTTGTAGCTCGGCCGAACACCGCGAGTATCTCGCCCATTGTGCCCGCTATCCCCGCTATCGCGCTTTTGAAATTAATTGCGGAAATTGCCGCCAATACAAAAGGGGCAGCCAAAGCACTCACCACCATCGCAATCCCGGCAAGGGCACCGACTATCGGTAGCACTGCCACAGTTGCCGCTCCTACCCCAGCAGTGATGATCGCTGATACAACAGCCATTGCGGAAGTGATTAGCGAAGTGGTTGCCAAGAATAAGATTCCAAAACCAACCAACGCAAAACCAAAACCGGTTAACAATACTCCCGCCGCGCCTAAAGCGACCATCGAACCAAGAACTTTTTTGCCGACATCTTTTATTTTGGTCAAAGCGGCAAGAGCTTTTGACACTACTTTGGCAACAGTGATTCCGAATTGTTCTAACTCCTCGCCGACTTGTTTTTGGAACGTCTTAAACGCCGCTAATGCGGCTTTCGTCATCGCCTGGAAACCGAACCGCTCCCGAAAGGCCGCACCGGTGCGACCTTTCTCCTGCATCTGCTTTTGGAGCAATTCAATTCGCAACATCATCTGAGCCGCGTTGCTCAGTTGAGAAAAAACTAATCCCTGCGTTTCGGCATATTCTTCCAGATCCTTCTGCATTACGTTAATGCCGAATCTTTTTAATTCTTGAGCCTCGCCGCCCAACGCTTGAATGATTTTTAAGATGCCTTCTTCATCAGACATGCCTTTGCCGAACGAAGCGAAATCAATCCCCAATGCATACAGCGACTTTGCAAGCTCATCAATCTCTTCCGCTGACTTTCCCGCTTTGTCAAGGCCGCTAATAACGCCGCGAAGTTGCAACAACCCTTCAATGACATCGGTTACGTTACGCCGCATACGTCGCGCGTAGTCTTCCGCAAAAGCCAACGCGCCTTGGGTTCCCTCCCCCCAAGACTCTTCCAAAGATGCTACGACTTGCCGGTGCCGATCCGCTTCGGAAATAGACGTGGCGATAAACGCACCAATGCCTAACGAGGCGACAGTGAATCGGCGGCCCATACGCATCATCGCGTTCCCGACATGGATAGCGGCCTGACCCATTGCTTGTCCAAACGAGTTGACTTGCGTTTGGGCAACTCGCATTTTGCGAGCAAACGCCTTAAATTTGTCGCCAGTTGACTGGACGTTCTGCGATAACTTCCGCATGCCCGCACCAGTCGCGTTAACGGATACCGTTAATGGTGCCGCTCCCTGCGCCGTTTGCCTGAACGCATCCTGCAATCGATCTAAAGCATCGATGATGTTATCGACTCTGTTGGTAACTTTATCGACTAAAACCGCTTCGTAAGCGGCACCCGCTCTAACTGCTCCACCCGCTCCACCGCTCATTAGTAAATTCTCCTACCTCGCCACCCGCCGAGGCGAGCAATTTTCTTTAGTGAATTGGGGGCTTTCCTGGCAGCCGATTCCCTCGCTTCTTTTGCCGCTGGCCGCATGTACGGTCGAGCCGGATAGCGTACCAACTCTCCTTTGCGTTGGTTGCGATATCGCTGCCGAATGCCGCGATCCTTATACGTCGCTCGCCGCCGATTATATTGCAGTCGAACCGTGCCGCCGTACTCATGCAGTGATGGGATCGGAGTTGACCGCATCGGGCCATTGACATTGTAAACCGGCCCAACCCGCCAAGCGTAAATATCGGCATTTCTGCGTGAGGGGGTTGGGATTTTTGGAGATCCCGTTATCGCACCGAACACAATGGTTCGCAAATTAAACTGCGCTTGGGAATCATGGTAGAACGGAGGCTGCCCAGGGCGAGAGTAAAGCCCTTTTCGCCAATAGCCTTGGCTCGATGACTTGCCCCTGGCAGCCATTCGCTGCTGACGGCGATTGTAAACCGTCGTCGAGTACATCCGGTAATTGCCGTATCGGCTTTTCGGCTTTTTTGGAGCCTTTTTCATGATGCTTCTCGCACGGCGGCGAGTGAATGCCGCCTCGCGTTCAGGCAACTTCTTCGCATCACGTTGAAACGACCGCAAAATCCCTTTATACGGTCGATCGAATTTTAACTTTTTGAACTTTAGCGTTTTGGGCATAGTCCTGCTACGCTTTGCAATGCGCGAAACCCTTCTGCACTGTTCAGCGATATCCCTTGCGAGGTTTTAGATCCCGTTTCCATCGGATTGATTTCGTCAGGAGTTGTTTGTCGCCCTCTCTTTTCAGTTCGATTGACTGCGATCAAATACGCTGCGATTGCGGATGTATGCTGCCAGTCTTGCCTCATTCGCTCTGCCCACATCTGATACGCTTCAGCGGCAGTGTAGTCGTCGAGGGGAAAACCGAGACACTGAGTTGCGGTCAGGACGAAGGTCCAGAAACTCCCTGAGTTAGATTTGCTTCCTGAATTTTGGCTGCCCTTTCTACTAGGTCGATATTCCCAGACTGGAGGCCCTCCATCTCGGTAGCGAGGATCGTCCAGAATTTGGAAAAAGATTTCATCTGTTCGGTTACCTCCTCTCGCAATGCTGCGATCTCTTCGGGGCCGAGCAATTCATCCAACCCATCTTCGTCGATCTTTGCGCCGGTGAACTGATCCTCATACAAAGCGTAGCAAGCAGTTGCTACGCATGTCGGGTCCACGGCAAAGTCAAGCATGGGACCGGTATCTTGACTCGTAAAGTCGATACCCGTTAGTTCTTTCAGCCTCTTGAGATGCTTAATCGTTATCCGCGTTTTCAGCTTGAGTTTCCCCAACTGAACCACTTGGCTCTTCGCTTTGTCTTTGCTCATCGATTCCTACTGCGTTTTGGAGTGCCGTAAACACGTCCGCCAACTTAACCATCGCTACACTCCCATACGCTACTCCGGCGACTAACCCCGATGGGCGAACCTCATTCAGGGGTTTGGAGTAGTGGAAGTCAATCCCTAAGAATTCAGCGTGTTCCCGCAAAATCGCAACCCGTTGAGGAGGATTGGTAGCTCGCAAAAGGCGATTAATCGTTTCCCGCATCGAATCGATTTGATACTGGAACATGCGTACTCTCAAATGACTAAGGATTAGTGATGGTCAACCATTGCGGACCATTTCCTGCATCATCTTCGCGCGCAGTAAACGTAACGTCAACCATCATCGCTTCTTCGAGTTGGCGACCGATGGAGAAGTTAGTCACCCCAAAACCGCCGATCAAACCATTAACTGTCGTACTGGCTGCGGCGGGATCGTCGTCAAAGAATCCCATCAAAATCCGTGATTTGTCCAAAAACGCATCTCTGATGTTTGCGAATTCAGCCTGAGCTACATCGGAACCCGCTTGGTAGATCATCTGGGTATCGACTGACGCTTCGGAAAGCGTACCTACTTGCAATCGCCACCCGTTCGCTGCTCGGTTAGTTACGTCACTGAGAGCGGTTTCCATATTCAGGGTTTCATCTTTGACGTTAACCAAAGTAACCCAAACCGGGGCCGCAGTTGTGCCGGTATTCTCGGCAGTTACCGCGTTTAGCCCGAGTACGATTCCGTCTGCCATTACCTCACCTCAACATTGCCGTAGTGAATTGCCGCTTGAGTGACCAACCGACGATTATTGTGAAACATATTGTTGTCATATCGCTCATCAATATCGATCGAAAGAGGGACATGTCGGTCAAACAACTTCACTTCCCGAAGTTGTTTGATCGTCGAATCCCAGCTGTCCAACCAATCGTCAACCCATACGCTTTCATCGATCAAACCAACTGCGCTGACTAAGGTCACCGTCAACTGGATAGACTCTCGCCAGATTGCTCGACCTTCCCGCAGTTGCTCGTACAACGTCGGCGAAATCTTGCAATAAGGCTCGGATTCAGATAGACGGTCTAGTTCCAGAAAAGCGTCATAAGTGAATTCGACATTTGTAATCCTGCCGGAATACAACGCCGATAATCGCTTTGCTAGTTCTCGACCGTAATCAGCATCCCGAGGCATCTATTCGATCCGATTTTGTATGGATCCGCCAAGCGATCCCGTAAGAATCAGAGGGCTGATAATGCCCTGTCGAAAAGTCTTCGCCGTTAACGACGAAGACGGTACTATACTCCCCGACCTGCATGACAATTTCGTCGCCACGCAGCGGTCGGGCCGAGCCGGAAGTCATTCCGGCAGTTAACTTCGCTATTGCGATTGTGAAGTCTTGGATCTGACCTCGTAAGAGAACACCTCGCTGATCATATACGTCGGTCGGATTACGACCGGGCACTGCGGCGACGGTAAACGAGAACACTCCAGTTCGACGGTAGGTGACGTTAACGCCACCATAATTTTCCATCAACTGTTGGAGTTTCTCTGCTCCCATACTGAGGTAGTTCGTCATACTTCATCAATCAACAAAAAGCAGAACCTGAACTTTGTCAGTCGTTCCGGCTCCACCGGGGTTCACGCAAACGCCGCAATCGAAATCCCCACCAGCGGCGGCGACTGCATCGTCATCAGTCGCGTCATAGCCGACGGTAGCTCCGTAAGCGAACGCAACGCCGCTGTTGTCCAGTTCGACAATGCAACGAATTGAGATGCTTCCCAACTCGCCAATCGCCCAATTGGTTCCATCTGGTTTCGGATCAACAATACCAACGGTATTGCCAATCTGAACCAACGCACCGGCAGCAGTCTCCGCTGCCAATTGGATGTTCACATGACGTGAATCTTGCAAGTACTTTGCCACGGTTATTACCTCTTAAAAACACTTTGTGGTTTGGTGAAATCTAAAGCCTCGTTGTCGAGGCTTTAGCCGAAGTGGAGTTGCTTACGCTGCGCCTTTGCACTTGACGATCGCTCGCGGATCTTGCAATGCGACACCGAAGTCAAACACGCCTCGCATCTGCATGCCGAGCGTATTGAACTGAGTCTCCGACGAATTGATCGTCGGGGTTTGCTGACCGTCGAGGAACGCGATCTGAATCGCACTAACGTCGGTTGATGGACGAGCCAACAGATACCACTGCGTGGAACTTGGCGATGCCCCAAGTCGATGCAGGTAGCTCGACTTAACAGGCTCAAACATACCTTCCCACTGGTTGTTGATCGTTTCCGTACGATCCGCTGCGGTGAACCGATACTGAGTATCGGAGTACAGTTTGCGAGCCGCGATGATGTCCGCGTTGGTGCAGAGCAACAGACCTGGATCGATCATCAAGGGCTTGCCGTCAGCATCGACCTGATTCAGGAACAACTCATAGGCAGGTTCCAAAGCGTCGAAACCCAAAGCAGTGGCCGCACCTTCCAAGTAGTTGGGCTCTTGGTTACCCCGAGCGGCACCGTGGAAGAACTCAGTGGTTCCCGCACCGGCACTGGTCGAAGCATCCACCAAGGTGGTGATGACCGACTGCTCCAACGCATGACGCCCCATGCGGCCGATCATACGGGGGATTTGGAGGAACGCATCCAAGTCGTCGTTTCGCATCATCTGCCGCGTCAGCGACATGATTTTGCCGTACGTCTTGACTTGGTTCTCGTACTCCTCTTCGACCAGGGAACCGTGTTGCAGTTCGCCCGCTGCCGAAACTTCAGAGGGAACGCCGCGCTCGGTCATTCGATACCGATTGAACTTGTTGAAGTCCCGAGTCGAAGTGGTCGATGCGATTTGAGTCGCAACGCCACCATTGTCTGCTTCCGCGTACGCGGCGAGCATTGCTTTGTTCGCCAAGCGACTCAAAATGCCCGGCAGAACCACCGTGCTGAATCCCGAAGACGCTTGGATCATCCCGTTGTCACGCTCAGAGGCTCGCATGGCACAACGAATCGCGTCGTCATCGACCTCATCGGCGTGATGACCTTCCTGGCGGCAAATCGCCATGATCACGCTTTTCAAACCTTTGCTGTTTTTGCGAGATCGCTCGACTGCCGACTCGGCTTGATCAGCAGAGGCACCCGCTTCAACGAGGTTGCCGTGAATCTGCTCATCGCTCAAACCGCCGTTGCGACAAACGGCAGCCTCAAGTTCCAACCCGAAATTATCGCCCACGCTTCGACTCCCCGAATGAACATTGCTGGTACTTCCACGTCCGCGACTTGCCAACAGCAATTCGAGATGAGCTTTTTCTTCGCTGATTTCGCCGCCTTCCAGTTGAGCGCGAAGCGAATCGATCGACTCTTTCGACACCGAAGCGTCCGAGTAGTTTGCGAACAGGCGATCGATACGACGATCACGCTGCGATTGCTGCTGGGCCGCTTCAACGGCCGCTTTAGTGGCGGACGCGACAACGGAGTCCATATCGACGGCGGAACTCGCAGGAGCAGGCTCCGGTGCCTCGGAAGGCAGCGCGTTGTACGCCGCTTCCAGACTCTTCTTTTGGTCTACGGACAAATCGTCGGAGTTGATCCCCGAATCTTCAAGCCACTTTTCGAATTTGGTCATGGGGGAAACTCCCGATGATTGCGCCGCAGCGATCGAGGCAGACGCTCTGCCTTCATCCGCACCGACTGCGACAAAACTAGTTTCTTTCCAGAGGAAAGCATTAACGACATGAATTGGGCCAGCGAAAGACTTTCCGTTGACCCGCACTCGATCACCAGCGGCGATCGTTTGCACGTTTTTGCGAACATCAGGTACGCGACCTCCGACAGACGCCTGCCAGAGGAAACCCTCTTTGCTCGCCGCGATAATGTTATCGCGTTCTTCGCCAGCGATCGACAGTTTGCCCCTGTGGGTTAACTGCTTCTCGCCGACTTCCGGTTGCCCATGACCAACCACTCTTTGCTGTTGGTGATCGCGGAGAAACGGAATTTGTTCGTCACTCATTGCCCGAACACCCGAAAGGTTGATCACCACCGGGTTCGGGTAGTTAGGTAGGGACAACGTGCCGCCGGTATACGCGGTCACGTTTACTTCGGGCGAATTCTCTCCCGCTGCCTCGATGGTCACTTCCGAAGCAGCGAAGATCAAATCACTCGCTGGTCGCTGTTTCGGTTTCTGTTTCATTTTCTTCGTTCTCGTCGATGCCATATTCGCCATCCTCTGTAGGTTCTTCTGATTCTTCTGCGGTTGTGCCGGGAGCCAACATGTTACCGTTGGTGAATACGCTCGCCATAACTGCCTGACGGTATTCCTCAAGCGTCACGCCGAAACCAGCTGCGGCTTTTGCATCTTCAACTTCGATGTCGAGTCCCTGCAATGCGTACTCGCGAGCCCGCTGCGTAGATCCGTTTTGCAATCGAACTTTTTGAGCATTGGCCGCATCTTTTGCATCTGCATCCCGCATTCCATCCCAGTACCAAGAATGCTCCACGCGGTTTGCCATCCCGCGTTTGCCGTACCGATCGAAATCGGCCAGGACCACATTCGCCGCGCTTTTTGGAATCGAGCCGGTCAATGACGCTTCTACTAGCCACTCCGCAAAGATTCGATCTAGAACGCGATGCGAAAGATAGCTCTGTTCGGTTTTGATTTTTCTCTCATACCCGAGCCAATCAAATCGAGCAGACGAATAATTAGATTCGCCACTGTCGCCGGTAGCGATGTTGCAAGGTATGCACAACGTACGACCGATCTCGCTGATCAACTCCCGTTTGAACATCTTGTAAGTAGTCGTCGGATGCTCGGCGGAAAACTGCCGTAACTTCCACATGTTTGGAAGTACGGTTGCACTGTTGCGATCAACCGGAATCGTATCGAGATACTTGTCGAAAGAAGTTGCTGCGTACTGCTCTTCCAACTCTTCGGGCAGCGGAGCATCGGTTTCAATTACCTGAGACACCGACGCTGCCGTTTCTGCGGCGGAAACAGTTGCCAGGGTAAACCGTCGCAAAAACGCGAAGAGTGGCAACGCCGGTGCAAACTCAGCAACACCTCTGTGCTGCCCTGGACGAGTCGGAGTAAACGCATGGATGATTTGGTCATAACCGTATGTGTCATGCGCATACAGGTCTACCGAATTCCAATAGTTAGCACCGGGATGATGTTGCAGGATGTCGTATGCATAGGGGTTGCCGAAGCGGTCTAAGTGAACCCCATCAACATAGTTTTCACTGATCTGCAATTCGAATTGCGGTGAGCGTAACTGATCGCACTCAATGAGTTGAATGTCAAGTTGAACCGCGTCCTCGACGGTCAGGTTGTTGACGAAGCGGATTACCACTTCACCATCTACCAGTTTAGCTGATCGAATGGTTTGCAGTTTCTCGCAAAGGCCAACAGCCAATGACCACCGATACCATGCTTTTTCAATTTCTTGATTTGTTGAAAACCGAAATTGTTGCATCTGCAATCGCGGACCCGTGCCGACCGTATCGGTGACGACCGTATCGACCATGCCTCGTCCGTACGAGTTGTTCTCTATCAACTCGTATCTTGATTGACTTCGCAACCGGATACGAACTTCGGGAACCAGCGAAGCATCTGCCGAAAGGTTATCGGCCCATGCCCAATGTCTAGCATTCTCGGGGGTACGCGAAACCGAATCGTAACTACCTCGCAAGATCGACCGCATAGATAACGCTACGTCATCCATGCGCTCGGGCGATACGTTGCGAGGTGGTTGCGGTTGCGGGGGCGGATTCAGGAATGCCTGAATCCGTTTACGAAGCTCGACCATCGTGAGTTGCCAATCTATGGTTCGAGATAGTGAGAAGGGCATGACGAACCGAAGCTCGGTCCTTCATGCGGTTTCGTTTGCGGTCATATTCCATCGCGGCGATGACATCATGCACCGAGTGCATGCTCACCCGTCCCTGGTCCCCCTCGACCGTTCTGGGGCCAATCGCCAGTAATGCGTCCGCAATCGATTGATTTGTTAAGTCTGCCATACCTTTTCAGTACCAAAATTAGCTACGTTTGCAAACCGAAAACGCATATCTGCGCATATTTGCTGGTTTTTGTCAAAAAAAGTGCCGAAATAGCTTTTATCAGCGGTTGACGGCAAGTTTTGCATGTCATAAACTGGTCTGTAGTTAAGGAGACTTAACTGAAACAATCCAATACGGGGATGTGGTGAAATTGGCATCACATCGCAGTCCGGCAAGCAAGTTTGATCACCTGCGATCCTACACCAGACGCCAGTCGCGAATGGTTGAAGGTGCGTGAGCTTGATCTCTCACGGCACGGGTCAGGCCGGATCCAACTGTGAAGTTCTTGGTTCGAATCCAAGCATCCCTAGCATACACCGTAGGTCGCAGCAGCGACTGAATAACGAGGCGTCAGAGCTGCCCGGCAGCAAGACTACCAACGCCTACAACCCTTCGGGGAGAGAGTGTAGTGGTAGCAGATCGATGGAAAGGTGAGGCTCACTGTGACCTGCCCGATGCTTACGCTAGCTGCGGTAAACAGCAAGTGTTGAGAGGGCATCGGGATGACAGGTTAACAAACAATCTCAACACGTCAGTGAGTCTCACCCTTTCATCCACTTTCAACCTCAACGGAGATTTTTGATGACCAACCAAAAAGCAAAATGGTTTGTGCGGCGATCTTTGGACGACGCTATTCTCGGCACTGACGGCCGCTGGTACAAAAAACTCGCCGATGTGGGCGACATCAAACTCTATTCATCTTGCGGCCGCGCTCAGAAGTACGGTATCGGTCGCATTGGCCGAAACATGCAGGTGCATGTTGGCGGCAACTCTTATTCAGTCGGCAGTTGTCATGCCGTCTATCCCGAGCAATCGCTCGACTGCTGCGGAAATATCTATGATGCCGACGGTAGAATGGTCACCGGATTTAATCTCAGTTCTCGATTGCGGAAGATTGCAATATGAGCTACCCGAAAATCAAAAAAGGAATGGGCGGATCGAACAGCGGAAAGAACCGCTACGATCGCACTGCGGTGCTGAAAAAGATCAGCAAAAAGAAGCGTAGAGAACAAGCGAAAAAAGACGTGAACGGAGGACGTAAATAATGGATGCTTGGTGGGTAGTGTTTGGTTTGGTCGTTTGTTGGGTACTGACGTTGATCACGTTCATCGCCAGTTGTGTTTACGCTCCTGAATTGAAAGATAAACAATGAAAGTTGACGGAAAGCACTTTTGCGATTGGTGCTGCGTTGAATTCGAAGCGGATAAATTCACCGATCGATTGCGATGCAAATCGGGTTACGCGATTCACGCATTGTCCGATACGCTGCTTTGCCCCGATTGCGACGGGGCAATTGACCGTAAGAAACCAGCGAAGATTCCGATCTCGAAAAAACTCCGCGCATATCTGCGTGGAGTAGAGTCGGGAAAGACGAAGGCACCTTGGTCTTCAGGCGTGATCCGAAACGCTAACGGGAATCGGATGTGCGCCCCAGTGCCTCTCACTCTCGAAGGCAAACCAAAAAAGCGGTGATTACCTTGCTTGGGCCATTGCTTGAGCTAACGCACCTTTGGCCGAATCATCTTTTTTAGGTGGTTCGGCTTTTTGTTTGCGCTTACGCGGTTTGGCAGACTTGACTGGAGTCGGTTCGGGAACCCGCTTGGGTGCGGGTTTGGTTGTCGTTGGGTTTTCGATCTTGGTTTCCTCGGTAGTCACCATGTGACCGCAAGTAATGCAACGACGTATGCGAACGACCCGATCTTGTCGGCGAACTGTTCTCATCACTCGGTCATGGCATCCGCACTTTTCGCAGATCATCGGATATTATCCTCGCGTTTGGAAAAACTGGGTTGACGGTTTTCGTTTGAGTACGCTCTCAATCGCGCGACTCATGCCCTGACCACCTTTTCGGTTACCTGAATGAGTTTCGACACCGATGGTCGATGCCAGGGCAGCATTGCCGACCAGACAATCCCAAAAATCGTTTTCAACCTGGGAACTTGACGTTCGCCATTCAACCACTTCGTTATTAGCTTTGCCTAGCACCCGCACTGGTTCCTCGACCGCACAATGTTCGGCAAACATTCGATGTTTGTGGGGCTCCGCGTCAAACAGCATAATTGCTTTAGGCGAACCCTCATGGCAAAGCAATCGATCAGCACAGAATGACTTCCAGTAATTTGAATCGTAAAGCAACTCGCGACGGCCGCCGTCTTTAGGCGTAACCAGTTTGGCATGAACTCCGCGCCGATCGCTTCGTCGCTCTTTAGAACTCTTGAGTTGTTGCCACGGTTTACTGTTGGCCCCGACGAACATACCCATGGACGGGTGCAGACGAGCGCGGTGCCGGGATTCCCTGGCTAACTTTCGGATGATCGCGGTTGACTCCCCCCACCGAGCATCGATTGCTAATCGGTCAACCATGACCTTCGCACCGTTTTCGGTAGTGTATTCGTTTTCAAGAATCGCACCGATCAACCAGTCAAGTCCCGATCGCAAATAGGTTTCGAAATCATCACCGTAAATCTGCGATAGCGTGTATGGAACCGAGTGTTTCGCCCAATGATGACGCTTTTGATCGGGGCAGGCACCGTAATCGATAACGTACCCTCGACCAGTAATCGACCATGCGACGACGACGTAATACAGCAACTCCCGTTGGGTATCGATAAACGCGGTGATCTTGTCTACGTCTTCAGGTACGGCACCTCGGGGGATCCCCGTGATTCGTCGCATGATCGCTTCGGTTTGGATGTCGTAGGGACTGGTAGCGACTTGGTCTAACGGTGCGTTTTGATATTCGGCGGCGAAGACTCCGGTATCCCGAAAATACAGATCCATTGCATGCTGCAACGCGGAAACATCATGTTCGCTTTTGCGAGCCTCCCAATAGACCTCCGCACCTTCATGCAAGCGATCGAAGTTATCGCGAACAAATTGCCGCGATCCCTCATGATCTCGCTCTTGCAAGAGTTCATCGACTCGCATTTGGTTGTACTGATCCCAACCATCCATCCAAGTGGGCCAGCTTTTGACCATGGCAATTCGGTCGCCATTCCAGTCCGCCGATAGCTTTCGGTCGAGGATTCGATCGGCAAGGTCATCCTGGTAGATCACTGTGCAGGTGCAGAAACCCGCAATTTTCACTCCCGGCCCGGCGAGCCCGAGAATGTCGCCCATCATGGTTTCATGTCGTTTTTTATTTTGACTGGTACTGGCGGCAGATAGCTTAGTGCTTGGATCATCGACGAGAACGAAGTCCGGTCGCAAGATTTCGCCATCCAGAGTCAACGCCTGCTGGCCCCGAATCCGGCCGGTAATGCCCGCAGTAGAGATGCGGGCACCGCTGATCGGACAATCGGGGATGGTCCCCAGGCACAATCCGTTTCGACTGTATTCGACGCCAGTCTGCCGACCTTCGTAGTGCTGAGTCGCCGCGCGGCGAGGTTCGCCACCCAGCTGACGTACGCACCAAGTCTCTCGCCTGTAATACTTAGCAATCCGCTCGTTATGGTTGATTTCGGCTTTAACCGTTGCCAAGTTGCTGATCGCGGAATCGGCATCGGCCGCGACCAAACAGACGTACCGACGGCGGCCGGAAAGCATCGCCCACAATGCCGCCCGAAGCATGATCGACGTTTTGCCCGATCCTCGCGGAGCCGCGATGGCTTTCAACCCACCGTGATCAACCGACTTCTGGATCTCCGATATCATCCGCAGATGTGAGGGAGATGGTTCCAGCGGAAAAGCCTCGGGAAACAACGTCCAGAGGAAAAACCCCAAATCTGCGTCGAGGTTTTGCCGAACGGCGAGCCGTTCACCCGTCAGCGGTGGCGGACATTCTTTAGACGCATCGGCTGCCCACAACTTTGCCTGTTGATGCGAATGCGTTTGGCTAGTTTGATCGTATGATATTGATGGCATGCATTAACTGTAGCACAAAAAATTGTCGCAATACCGGCTGCGAGGGGGTTGCTGCCGACTCGGCCGCCAAAAAATCTCTACACCTAAGTGTATAGTTTGCGTTTTTTGGC